AATATAAAGATGAATTATCTATAAATGGAGATTTAAGTTATTTAAATTTAGATTGGAAACCAGTACCGATTATACCTAAATTTGTAGATATAGTTGTAAATGGTATTGCAGAAAGAACGTATGATTTGAAAGCATTTTCAATAGATCCTGTTGCAAGTAAGAAAAGAACAGAATTTGTAGAAAATATGCTTAATGATATGTACGCCGCTGATTTTGCTGCAAAAATTCAAAATACTTTAGGTATAAATACATTATATAATGAAGAAAAAAATATACCTGAAAATGAAGAAGAGCTTAATTTACATATGCAATTAAACTATAAACAATCAATTGAAATTGCACAAGAACAAGCTATAAATAATGTTTTTGAATTAAATAAATATAATTTATTAAAGAAAAGAGTTGATTATGATATTACTGTTGTTGGAATAGGGTGTGTTAAAAATACTTTTAATACGGCAGAAGGTATTAAATTAGAATATGTAGATCCTGCTGATTTAGTTTATTCATATACAGAATCTCCATATTTTGAGGATTTATATTATGTAGGAGAAATAAGAAGAGTAACTATTGCTGAATTAAAAAAACAATATCCTGAATTAACAGAAGAAGATATAGAAAAGTTAGAAGGATATAATTCAGGTAATATACAATTATATAATAAATCTTATTCTGATGATGGCACTGATAAAAATTATTTATATGTATTATATTTTGAATATAAAACATACGAAAATCAAGTTTATAAAATAAAAGAAACCTCTACAGGTGCAGATAAGGCACTAAAAAAAGATGATACATTTGATCCACCTAAAGACTCTAGGGCTAGATTTGAAAAAGTGAATAGGTCTATTGAAGTATTGTATGAAGGAGCTAAGATTATTGGACATGAAAAATTATTAGGTTGGAAAAAATGTGTTAATATGACTAGGCCTAAATCTGACATTACAAAAGTTCAAATGAGTTATAATATAGTTGCTCCAAGAATATATAGAGGTAAGCCTGAGTCATTAGTTGGCAGAATGACATCTTTTGCGGACATGATTCAAATAACGCATCTTAAATTGCAACAAGTGCTATCTCGTATGGTTCCTGACGGGGTATTTTTAGATGCGGACGGCATTGCTGAAGTGGATTTAGGTAATGGAACGAATTACAATCCTCAAGAAGCACTAAATATGTATTTTCAAACTGGTAGTGTTATAGGTAGATCTATGACGCAAGATGGAGATTTTAATAACGGTAGGGTGCCTATTCAAGAATTAAGAACAGGAGGTGGTAATACAAAAATATCTAGTTTAATAAATAGTTATAATTATTATTTACAATTAATTAGAGATGTAACCGGATTAAATGAAGCTAGAGATGGTAGCACGCCTGATAAAAATGCTTTAGTTGGTTTACAAAAAATAGCAGCAGCTAATAGCAATACAGCAACAAGGCATATATTACAAGGAGGTTTATATTTAACTTTAAAAACGGCAGAAGCTGTATCTTTAAGAATAGCAGATGTTTTAGAATATTCTAATACTAAAAAATCTTTTATTCAGTCTTTAGGCAAATTTGATATGGCTACCTTAGCGGAAATATCAGATTTGCATATACATGATTTCGGAATATTTTTAGAATTAGCTCCCGATGAAGAAGAAAAACAAATATTAGAAAATAATATTCAAATGGCTATAAGCCAAAAACAAATAGATTTAAACGACGCAATAGATGTTAGAGAAATTAAAAATCTTAAATTAGCTAATCAATTATTAAAATTAAGAAGAAAAGAAAAATTTGAAAGAGATAGGCAAATACAAATGGAAAATATACAAGGTCAATCTCAGTCAAATGCACAAGCGGCACAAGCGGCTGCGGCAGCGGATATTCAAAAGCAACAGGGTATTGCTGAAAGCAAAGTCCAAATTGCACAGGCTCAATCACAGTTTGATATTGCAAAAATGGAAAGAGAAGCTGCAATTAAGAAAGAATTAATGGAATATGAATTTCAATTGAACATGCAGCTTAAAGAAGCTGAAGCAGACGTGATTAAAAATAAAGACAAGTATAGGGAAGATCGTAAAGACGAAAGAACTAAAATTCAAGCTTCTCAACAAAGTGAATTAATAGACCAGAGAAAATCTGGTGCACCGCCAAAAAACTTTGAATCCGCTGGATTTGATAATTTAGGTGGTTTTGGATTAGAGCAATTTGATCCAAGATAAATTTTAAACAATTATATAATATTATATTATGGCAGAAATTAAAGCAAAAGTGCTGGAAGATGAAATAATAACTCCAGCTGAAAAAGAAAAAGAAGTATTAAAAGATAAAATGACATTATTTGAAAAAGATGAAGTCATTAAAGTAGATTTAAGTAAAACTAAACAAGAAAAAGATGCCGTTCAAGAGCAAAGCACAGATGAGGTTCCTGTACGCAACGAATCCGAAACTAGCGGAGAAGTTCAAAAAGAAAACACCGAAAAGGAAACTAAAGAGTCTGCCTCAGAAAAAGAGGAAGAAGAAATAAAAGAAACCCCTATAATAGAAGAAATAACCGATGAAACCACTGAAACAAATAATACTAACGAAGCAGGAGTGGATGGAAGCGATGAAGATGCCAACGCCACATCGGAACAAGAAGAAGTATTATCGGAAGAAAAAACACAAGAGCCAGAAGTAAACTTACCAGAAAATATACAAGATCTTGTAAAATTTATGGAAGAAACTGGTGGTAGCTTAGAAGACTATGTTAGACTAAGCGCGGATTATAGTAATGTTGAAGAAGAAACATTATTAGTAGAATATTATAAACAAACAAAACCACATCTTAGTTATGAAGAAATTCAATTTCTAATGGAAGATAAATTTTCAATAGATGAAGAATTAGATTCAGATAGAGATGTGAGAAGAAAAAAATTAGCTCGTAAAGAGGAGATTGCACAAGCAAAAAACTTTTTAACAAGTATGAAGGACAAATATTACAAGGAAGTCAAGTTGGGTTCTAAGTTGTTGCCTGAACAACAAAAAGCAATAGACTTTTTCAATCGATACAATACTGAGCAAAAATCAGCTGAACAATTATTAGAGAAGCAAACAAAGCATTTTAAACAACAAACTGAAAACGTTTTCAATGAAAATTTTAAAGGTTTTAATTTTAAAGTTGGAGACAAAAAGTATAGGTTTAATGTAAAAGATGTTAATAAAGTAAAAGAATCACAAAATTTATCAAACGTTTTTGATAAATATGTTGATGAGAATAATCTTCTTACTCAAGCAAATGATTTTCATAAAGCTTTATTTGCTGCTTCAAACTCTGATGCAATAGCTAATCATTTTTATGAACAAGGTAAAGCAGATGCTATAAAACAAATGGCAGCAGACGCTAAGAACATTAATATGAATCCTAGAAAAACTGCCGATGGCTACGTTGAATCTGGTGGAATAAAAGTGAGAGCTATTTCTGGTGATGATAATTCTAAGCTAAAATTAAAGTTAAAAAATTATTAAACTAAAAAAAATTAATTAAAAAATGGCAACAAATGTAACATTTACTGGCCCGGCAGCGGGTAGTATAGTAACACCTGCTCAACAAAAAATGACATTACAAGGTAACTATCTTGATATTCAAAATGACGGTTGGGCAAAACAATATCTTCCTGAGTTATACGAAAAGGAAGTTGAAAGATATGGCAACAGAACAATAGCTGGATTTTTAGCTATGGCTGGTGCTGAAATGCCTATGCAATCTGATCAAGTTATTTGGTCTGAGCAAGGTAGATTACATCTAGCGTACAATGGTACTATTGATGTAACAAACGGAGAAATCACATCAATTACTGGAATCGACTCTGGTGCAACTGAAGCTCATGTAGTTAGAAAAAACGCTACAGTAGTCGCTGTTGTAGAAGGTGTGGTATTTAAAGCTTTAGTTAAAGTAGGAGCAGAAGCTGCAACTGATACATTAACAATTGCACCTTATGGCGCTGAAAACGTTAATGATTTAGCTGGTACTTCTGCAACTGGCAGTAAAGCTATTAAGTTTTTTGTTTATGGTTCTGAATTTCAAAAAGGAACAGACACTATGGTCGAATCTATAGAGCCTAAATTTAAATCGTTTACAAATAAACCAATGATTATTAAAGATCACTTCGCAATCAACGGTTCTGATACTGCTCAAATTGGGTGGGTTGAAGTAGCTGGAGAATCAGGTGAAAATGGTTATCTATGGTATTTAAAAGCTTCTGGTGATACAAGAGCTAGATTTGAAGACTATTTAGAAATGACAATGGTTGAAGCAGAAAAAGTAGTTAAATCAGGTACTGCAACTGCGGATTCACAATTACACGATTTAACGGGTAATAACATTGATGGTTCTGAAGGTTTATTAGAAGCAATTGGAAAAAGAGGTATTGTTGCGGCAAATCAATTTGATTCTGCTACACCTGGACCAGCTGTTGATAATAGTAATGTACCAAGTAACGATAGATTATCAGAATTTGATAATTTATTAAAAGAATTAGACAAGCAAGGAGCTATCGAAGAAAATATGTTATATCTAAACAGAGATGCAAATTTATATATCGATGACTTACTAGCGGGTCTTTCTGCAGGAACTCAAGGTGGTACTGCTTATGGAATATTTAATAACTCTGAAGACATGGCGTTAAATCTTGGATTTACAGGATTTAGAAGAGGGTCTTATGACTTCTACAAAACTGACTGGAAATATCTAAATGATGCTTCTACAAGAGGTCACGTAGGTGGTTTAAGTGGAGTATTACTTCCAGCAGGTAGTAGCTCAGTTTATGATCAAGTATTAGCTCAAAATGTAAGAAGACCATTCTTGCATGTAAGATATAGAGCTTCTCAAGCTGATGATAGAAAAATGAAAACATGGATTACTGGATCAGTTGGTGGACCAACTAGTTCAAGTTTAGATAAAATGGAAATTCACTATCTATCAGAAAGATGTTTAGTAGTACAAGCTGCAAACAACTTTATGAGATTTGATTCTTAATATTTATTAAAGGTAACGGGTGCTTCGGCACCCAATGCCTTTATTTTAACATTTTTATTATATTATATTATGGCAAAAAAACAAAAAGCAGTGGTGGCTGCTGAAGAACCAGTAATGGTTACTCCACCAAAAAAACAAAAAAAAGCAGAATATAAAGATAGGCTGTATGAACTAATTATAAAAGATACGCCTATTACATATATACTAAATAGTAGAAACGTATTATTTTTTGACGAAGAAAAAGGTTATGAAAGAGAAGTTAAATATTGTGAAAATCAAAAAACAGTATTTATAGATGAAATGAAAGGAGTTCAAAGATTAAGTCATATTGTTTTTAGAGATGGTCAACTTTTTGTTCCAAAAGAAAAACAAACATTACAAAAATTTTTAGCTTTACATCCAAAAAATGGTACGCATTTTCAAGAATATGATGCTGTTCAAATTGCAGAAGATGAATTAGATATCATAGAATTAGAAATTGAAGCTTTAACAGCTGCTCAAAATGTAGAAATTGATCATGCTGAAGCAATATTGAGGTCAGAGCTGGGGAATAAGGTATCTAGCATGACTTCTAAGGAGCTTAAAAGAGATTTATTACTATTTGCTAAAAGAAATCCATATTTATTCTTAGAATTAGTTAATGATGAAAATATAAATATTAGAAACATCGGTATAAAAGCCGTTGAAATGAATATTATAAATTTATCACCTGATCAAAGAACATTTAATTGGGGTTCTACAGGAAGAAAACTAATAACAGTTCCATTTGATGAAAATCCATATTCAGCATTAGCTGCGTGGTTTAAAACAGATGAAGGTGTTGAAGTTTTCCAAACGGTTGAAAAAAAACTTAAATAGTTAATTATAGTGGTTGAGCCGCTATATGCGGCTTAATCATTATATAAAAAAAGATATGGCAATTAATGTAAATACAGTATATCAAACAGTATTATCGATATTAAATAAAGAAGGTAGAGGCTTTTTAACGCCAGATGAATTTAAAAGAGTAGGCACTCAAGTGCAACTTGACATACTAGATAAAAATTTTCATGATTATAATCGTGCTGTTATAAAACATAATAGAGGCGGTGCTGTAGAAGATTACGGTAATATACCTGAAAAAATTGAACAAAAAATAGACGTATTTTATAAAGCTAATGATTTAACTTTATCTAATGGTAAAGTTGCCGTACCCACTGATTTATATAAAACAATAAATATTAGTATAACTAATAAAACTATTCAATTAGAAAAAGTTGATAAAAAAAATTTATCATACTTATTATCTTCACCTTTAACAAAACCAACGACATCATTTCCTGTATATTATCAAACAGACACAGAGATTATAACTAATCCTTCTTTAACGGGAAGTATATCTATTGAATATATAAAAGTACCTTCTGAGCCAGTTTGGAATAGCACAGCGGATTCTAATGGTGCATTAACTTATAATAGCTCAGGTTCAACAGATTTTACTTTACATTCTTCTGATCAAGTAGAATTAGTATTAGGTATATTAAAATACGCTGGGTTAATAATAGCTGATACTGCAGTTGTTCAAGCTGCGGCTGCAGAAGAAAATAAAACAATACAACTACAAAATTAAAATAAATGGGACTAATAAACGTAACACAACAGGCTTATTATAGTCAGTCACAAGGTTTTACTGGTGATGGAACAACTAAAGAATTTACATTAACAACCTCGAGTTTTCCAACGCTTCCAGCTTCAAAGTCCGATATTGCTATCTTTGTAGATGGTAAAGAAATAAATGTAGCTAATTATAATTATCCAAAATCAGGTAGTAATAATATTGTAGAATTTATAGGTAATACAAATAATACTAATGTTTTAGAGTCTAACCCTTTGGGAGCACCAAAAACAGGGTTAGTTATAAATGTAAAAGAAATTACTAAAGCTGAAAGATTTGGTAGTTATAGATATATATCTTTAAAAGATATAGTTAATAATTATATTATGGCTTATGTTGGTGATGGCAAGTTAATATATAATTGTAAAAGAACAGATGTTTTATTTCACGCTAAAAGAGGTGTTCAAGAATTTAGCTACGATATATCAAGAACAGAAAAAATACAAGAAATTGAATTAGGTCCAAGTTTATCAATTCCTATGCCTCAAGATTATATTCATTACGTAAGATTATCTTTTGTAGATGAAGCTGGTATAGAAAATATAATATATCCCGCTAGGTTTACTTCAAGACCTTCAGAGTCTATATTACAAGACGACGACTACAATTATATTTTTGGTTCTGATGGTAAGGTATTAACTGGTACGCCAGTAACAAATACAAGATTTGATGAATTTGATATTAAAAAAATAAGTGGTGCACCTAGAGATTTAGAAACAAACTACGATGCTGACGACGCTATAGAACGAGCTCTATCTGCCGGCGGAAGATATGGTCTTGAGCCAGAAACTACACAAGAAAATGGAGTTTTTATTATTGATGAAGCAAATGGAAAAATAAGTTTTTCAAGTGATTTATCAAATAAAATAATTACATTAAAATACGTTTCGGACGGTTTAGGAACTGATGATGAAATGCAAGTTCATAAGTATGCTGAAGATGCGATATATAAATATATAACACATGCTATAGCTTCTTCAAAAGCTAATTATCCAGAATTTATTATAAATAGGTTTAGAAAAGAAAGAAGAGCAGCAATGAGAAATGCTAAATTAAGATTATCAAGTTTAAAAATAGGTGAACTTACTCAAGTTATGAGAGGTAAATCTAAAACAATAAAATAGTATATGCCAGAAATTAAGAACAACTTTCTTCAGGGTAAAATGAATAAAGACCTTGATGATAGATTAATACCTATTGGTCAATATAGAGATGCTCAAAATATAACAATTTCTAAGTCTGAAAATTCAGATGTAGGTACTGTGCAAAATGTTAAAGGTAATGCTATATTATATGGTACTAGTTTAGGGTTAGATGCTACATACGAAACTATAGGTGTATTTGCAGATTCTTTTACTGGTGATATATTTTGGTTTGTAACAGACTTTGAGGCTGCTGGTACTAATAATAGTTCAGCTGTAACTTATGCTCCATCAAATAAAAATTGCCGTATATATTATGCAAATGTTGACTCTCAAGCTCAACCTAAGCTGCTTATAGATAGTTATAGATTAAATTTTAATAAAAACTATAAAATACTTCACATTAATAAGCTTGATGATTTATTATTTTGGACAGATAATTATAATCAACCTAGAAGAATTAATTGGCGAATAGCTGTTGATCAAGCTGATGACACTAATAAACATTACAAAAACGATAGGTATTTAGAAGATAAAATTAGTGTAGCCCAATATGCTCCGTATGCTGCGCCTATAGTTTCATTAGCGTATGACGCATCTATAAAAAGTAAACATATAGAAGAAGAATTTATAAAATTTGGTTATAGATTTAAATATGATAATAATGAATATTCATTAATGTCACCATTTACCCAGCATTGTTTTCATCCAGGTAAAGCAAGTCAAACGTTTAATGACGGTACTTATGGAAGTGGTATGGCTGGTATATTAACAAAAGATGATAAAGAAAATGCTGTAAAATCTACAGTTGTTGATAGCATGATAAATAAAGCTAACAAAGTTACTTTATTAATTACATTACCTTTTGATGAAAATATATCAAATCATAAAAGTGCTAAAGTAAATAATGGCTCTGGCTTAAGCGGCTCTACAAACCATGCTATAGACACTGTTGCTGGATCTGGAACTATTGCTGCTAACAATATAGTAATGACTTCTAATAATGAAGTATATGTTGTTACTGGTAGCATTACTTCAACTGATTTTGATACAACAACCGCTATAAGCCCTACAATAGCCGACAATACAAATTTGTATTTTTTTAATGTTGGAACAGGTTCACCATATAGTTGGGAAAATAAATTAAAAATAAAAGAAATTGAAATATTATATTCTGAATCCGATAGCGCAGCAATAAAAGTAGTAGATAGAATAAAAGTTAATAGTTCAATAACTATAAAACCGATTATAGAAGTTATTAGTAGCACATCTGCTAAATTAAGATATGTGTACGAATATGTTTATAAATCTACAAAACCTACAAAAACTTTACCTGAAGCTGATTTAATAAGAGTTAATGATGTAATACCTATTAAAGCTAATACACAAGAAATATCTGGTAATAGAGTAATATACGGTAATTATTTACAAAATAGAGAAATAGACACTATAAATGCTTCAAAGTTTACAGTAACAAGTGGTGATCAAGGGACACAAAATAAAGAATACTTATTATCTTCCGTAAAGTCGAATAGAACATATCAGCTTGGTATTGTATTATCAGATAGATATGGTAGACAATCTCCAGTAATTATACCAGAAGAATCAACAACATTTGTTGAGCCACAAGCGGCTTCTACTGTAGTTACAAATGGCTCTAATTCTTGGAATCATAGTTGTTTAAGAGCTACGTTTAATGAAACTATTGGAAATGATAGATATGATACAGACACAAATCCATTAGGATGGTATTCTTATAGATTTGTTGTTAAACAAACAGAGCAAGAATATTATAATGTTTATACACCTCAATTATTACAAGCAGGCACGCCTACAAATTTGTCCGATGAAAGATCTTTTATATATCTACATGGGGATAATATAAATAAAGTGCCTAGAGATGTTACGGATTTAAATATTGAAACCGGCACACAAGGTTCTCAAGTTAGATTATTGCCAAAAGTTACAGATAATAATATAACTTTAACAGGTAATAATAGATTTACTGGATTAGCTCAATTAGATGGAACAGATTTTATAGAAGTTACATCTATAGGAACAGCTAGGGAACAAAGCTTAACAGATGATTTAGACGCTGGTAATGCTAGTGATGTATTAACAGAAGTTTATAATTCTGAAAAAAACCCTTTAATGGGTGAACTACCGGATGGATTTGGCGCTGCTCATCAAGGCTGGAAAGCTGCTTCAAATAATTTTAGTTTTTATGTTTTTGAAACTTATCCTTTTGTTTCTGTATTAGATATATATTATGAAACATCGTCTTGTGGATTATTAGAAGATTTAAATAGTAAAATTATAGCAAGCGCAGGCGCTGCCCCGACTGATATTTCAATTACTAGTACAACATTTACTGAAGCAAATAATTCTGGAACTACAGTAGGTGTTTTATCAGCACAACAGTCTGACGGGTCTAATGTTTCACCTGGAGCAAGTTTTGTAATAAATAGTATAACTGATGGACTAGGCGCTAACCATAATGGTGCTTTTGTAATAAGTACTTCTAATTTAAATACAAATACAGCCTTTGAATTTAAAAATACCGCAGCTGATAACTATACTATTAATATAACAGCAACTAGAACTGGAACAACAGAAACGCATACAAAAGATATAACAGTATCTGTACAAAATGTAAATCCAACTATAAATGTTGGCTCATCGCCAAGAAGCATTGCAGCTGTACAAGCAAATCAAGCGACTAGTATAACAATAACAGGAACTAATGGTAGTGTTAAAACAGGTGCAAATACTAATAATCTAACATTTAGTATAGTGTCGCAAAGTAATAGCGGCAGATATACTATAAATAGCACAACAGGCGTAATAAGCGCAGGTGTTACATTATCTAACGGAATGTCTGATACATTAGTATTAAAAACAACAGATGTTGCAAACGCAGTAAGCGCTAATACAAATTTAACTATAAACGTAACAGGATCTCCTTTTACTCAATTTTATAGATCTTCAAATGGATTTAGCGCAGCTTCAACAGCAGTAGACGAACCTACTGGAATACAAGTTTGGCATAATGGCACAGGTGATTTACCAGATATAGATGACGTTGTATATTCTAATGCTCAAGGAAGTGCTACATTTAATAGCGCTGGATTATTTTATTCAATGTGTGGCCCAAGTTTTTGTCCAGCTCAAACAGCTGTGTTTGTATTTAAAACAAATTCTAGTGGTGTGGTTACTCATAAGAGTATAGGTTAAAAATAAAGTAAAAAATGTAATAATTTATAATATGGCATATGTAGTTGACATACAATTTTTTAATACATTTATTCTTAGAAGTGCTTCTAAAAATACAGTTCATATAGAAGAATCAAGAATAAAAGGTGGATTTAATGAGCCGTTTGCAGCGCTAGGGCCTAAAGCATATGTTACAAATGAAAACTACGAAGAAAACAGAAGAGAAAATGCTTTAATATATTCTGGCATATATAATTCAAGAACAGATATAAATAAAACAAATGTATTTAGTGGAGCTGAAAAAATAACAAGATCTGTTGATCCAGCAAATGGCAGCATACAAAAGTTGCATGCAGAAGATACTAATTTAAATATATTTCAAGAAAATAAAGTTAGCTACGCTCTTATAGATAAAGATGCAATTTTTACTGCAGAAGGTGGTAATCTTACAGCATCAGGGGCACAAGTTATAGGCCAAATAGTACCGTATTTAGGAAAATATGGAATAAGTAAAAACCCTGAAAGCTTTGCGGTTAAAGCAAATAGAAAATATTTTTCAGATAAAAGCAGAGGCGCTATATTAAGATTATCAAGAGATGGTATTACAGAAATATCTCAAGCGGGCATGAAGGATTATTTTAAAGATACTTTAAAAAAATCTACATCTGTTATTGGTATGTATGATAATCATAATGATGAATATGTAGTTTCTTTACAAGGTGCTGAAATTGGATTATTATCTAATGGAGGTTATGATGGATATCAAACATTAAGTTTTGATGAAAGAGTAAAAGGTTGGACAAGCTTTTATAAATTTAAACCTGATTTTGGATTTACAGTAAATAAAAACTTTATTACTATAAATAGTGGTGACTTATGGAAACATAATCAAGATTATAGTATAACAACACCTAAAAATACTTTTTATAATGAGTTTGCAGAAAGTTTTATTACTTTTGTTGCTAACACTCAGCCTTCTGTAGAAAAAACTTTTTATACTATAAATTACGAAGGTGACTCTGGTTGGGAAATGAAATCTTCTGTTACGGATTTAGGCATGTCAGCAAAAGCCGTATTGCCTAGCTCAACAACAGTAGCATCAGGAGTTATACCTGTTAGTTTTGTTAAAAAAGAAAATAAATATTATTCACATTTAAGAAATAATGCAGAGACTACGGCTTCTAATCAAATTGTAGGTGTTGAAACATCGGGTATAAAGGGATTTTTTACAACAGTAAAAATGCAACACAATTCATCTTCAGAAGATAAAGAATTATTTTCTGTATCACACAATGTAGTAGGTAAATAAAAATAATTTAATGGAATTTAATATACGCAGGCTTAATAAAGAGCTAGATTATAAAATGTTATCACAATGGTGGCAAGCATGGAAATGGCCACCTGTTGAAAAAGATTTTTTACCCGACACGGGGTTTATAGTTGAAAAAAATAATACAAGTATAGTTGCAGGATTTATTTATATGACTAATTCTAAAGCTGCTTTACTTGAATGGATTATATCTAATCCAGAATATAGAGAAAGCGACAGAAAAGACGCGATAACGCTATTAATTCAAGCTGTAGAGCGTGTTTTAAAAGATCAAGGAATAAAATATGTATTTTCTATTGGTAGACATAAAAATTTAATAGAAACACATAAAAAATTAGGATGGGTAGTAGATAAAAAACCATCATACGAATTAATTAAAAATTTATAAACAATGGCAGTATTTAGTGCAATAGCAGCAAACAAAGCTAGAAAAGCGCAAGTTAAAGCACAAAACAAATTAGACGCAGCTGTAGCTAGCAGACAAGATATTATAAATCCTTATGAAAACGTATCAGATTTAAGCGGCATGATTAGTAATCCATTTGCTAATCTGCAGGTTTCTACTGCTGCAGCTGAAATGCAAACTGAACAAGCGGATATATCTTTAGCTAATACATTAGATACGCTAAGATCAACTGGCGCTGGCGCAGGAGGCGCTACAGCTTTAGCACAAGCTGCTTTAAGAAGTAAACAAGGTGTAGCAGCAACAATTCAACAACAAGAAGCGCAAAACGCAAGATTAAGAGCTCAGGGCGAACAAGTAGCTCAACAACAAAGAATAGCTCAAGCGCAAAGAGTGCAAGATGCTGATGTTTTAGGTAAAACGTTTATGTTTCAAGCACAAGAAGCTAGAGATATTGCAGATATATCAAGACAAGCCGGAATGGTTCAACAATACGGTCAACAAAGAGCTGATGCTTTAGGAGCAATGGGACGAAACTTTGGCACTGCTTTAACCGCAGTTGCAACAGCAGGTCAAGGTGGCGGAAAAGATGGAGGATTTGGATTTGGAGGAAATTAGAGGTTAAAAATATAATAAATTATGGCATTACCAAAAGTAACATACGGGAATTATAATTACGGGCAATACGCTAATCCAACAGCTATAAGATATAGAGGTGGTATTGGAGAAGGGCTTGCGCAAGGCGCAGAAGCAATTGCAGGAGCTATTGTTACGGGAAGAAAAAAAGTTAAAGCGGCTGAAGAACAAGCATACATAACTAGTACTCAATTTGAAAAAGATGTAAATAAAGCATTAGGGGATGCTTCTGCTCAAAATAGAGAATTTGTAATAAGCTTAAAACAAGAGGTTGGAGATTTAGTAAAAGCTTATAAACTAAATAAAATAAGTTTGGACGAATATGCTAAAGGTATGGATAAATATAATGGTTATTTGAATAAATTACAAATAATGAGTGGTAATATACAAGCTATAGCTTCATCTGATAATCCTGAAATAGATTTAACAACTGTAAGAGGTGGATTAGATAGTTTTGGGGCCGCAATGACAAGAAACGCATTACAAAAACAACAATTCATTATATCTGAAAATGAAACAGAAGATGGGCTTAATTTTTCTTTACCATCGGGTTTACCGTCAGATTTTAAGATAGTAAACATGTCGGTAGACGATCTTATAAAAGATAATAGATACTACACTCCCGATATAAAATTTAACTTTGATGCAACGCCTATAGCTAATAGCTTGTTAAAAAATATTAAAAATTCAAAAGAAGGCAATGAAGCTATAACATATAATAGAAGATCTATAGGCAATAGAATTGAAGAATACGGAAAAATTAAAGCTGAAAATATTGACCCTTATTTAACAGCTAATCTTAATAAAGATTTAATTTTAGGAGCATTAAGTAAACAACAAAAAGAAGCATATTTTGAAGATTCTATAGAGGGTAATAAAATAGGTGATTATGTAGGCTCTGCTGAACAAGATCAACAAATATATAACGCTCTTTCTAATGAAATAAAAAATAAACTTATAAATTTAGAATTTGGACATAAAGATATAACTAGTGCTGTTAATAAACAAAGTAAAGATAGAATTGCTTTAGAATCTGCAGAAAATGATTATAAATCATACACTAGTGATATTAATGGTCTTAAAAATTATTTTATAGATAAAAAACTTGAATTTGGGGATGAAATAAAAGATGGCACAAAACCTGGCAGCGTTGTTATAACTAAAAAATTTAAAGATGAAAATAATAAGGATGTTTCTGAATCATACGAAATAGATTTTACGAAAAAAGAAACGTGGCGATTTATTGTTGGGCAACAAATGAAAAATGATTTAAGACAATTTTATGGTGGATCACAAGCTGTTACTGAACAACTAGGGCAATTCAATATTGATCAAGCATATGATAATTTCATAAAACAAATCAAAAATACTACAGTTAAATTTAATCCTGAAACAGGTAAAATTGAAGAAAAAAATAATGTAGAAAAAGCGTTTGAAATGGAGGTTCCATTTTTACAACAATTAAAAATGATTCCTGGCGTAAGAGCTGGAAGATAAAATAAAAATTAAATTATGTTAGAGTATATAGTAGATGGTCAAGTTGTTGAAGTTGACCCTAAAGACAAAGAGTTGTTTTTACAAAAATATCCTAATGCTACAGAACAAAAAAGTGTAGAGCCGGATTTTCAAACTCCCACAACACCGGGTGCGGTTGTGGAGGAAACTGTAGCACCCGATATGGATTCCACTTCGGATCCTGGTTCTTCGGTTTCACTAGAAGATAGAGCAGGAATATTAGGCTCTGCTTTTAAAACATTAATAGGTGTTGCTGATGAAACAAAAGTAGGTCAATTTGCTATAAGAAAAGCAAAAACACCAATTAGTTTAGGAAAAAGTTTATATAAATTTTTCGCAGAAAATACTGCAGAAGCTTTTGTTGGTTTAAATGAAACATTTTTAAAAAATTCACAAAATATAGTAGATAAATTTTATGATACTCCTGAAAAAAAAGAAACACTTTTAGATTATGCTACAGAACAATTTTTTGATCCTTTATTAGATATAACTAGAGCAGGCGGAAGAATTTTAGAAGATATAGATAAAGGTATTGATGAAGTTACATTACAAGATACTAGCACTACCGCAACAGAAGATTTATTATCTGGTAATATTATAGATGCTTCAAATAAAATTGCTGATGGCGTAATAGAAGCTTTGCCAAGTGTTGCAGCAGCAATTTATGGCGGCCCTATTGGATTTGCTACAATTTTTGCTTCTTCAGCAGGTGGTGCTTATAAACAAAAAATAGATGTTGATTCTAGCAAAAGAGGAGATATTGGAACATATGGATTATCTTTATTACAAGGAGGCGTAGAAGTTGCTAGTGAATTAATAACAAGAGGATTGGTAAAAGGTTTTGGAGGTACTATTTTAGAAAGAGCTGCGCCAAATGCAGCTAAAAATCTTTATAAAAATTTAACAAAAAATTTAACAGGTAGAATATTTACAGGCGCTAATTTAGAGGGTATATCTGAAAATGTTGCACAAGAAACCAATAGGGCTATTGATGCTTTTTGGGATGAAGAAAATGCTTTTGGATATAAAAAAGAAAATCCTGATGGCTCTGTAAGTTATGATTGGGGTAATATATTATATAGATTTGCAGATACCTATATGATAAGTGGAATAATAGGTGGTGCTATAGGCGCAAAGGGAGGCAGAAGTAAATTAGCAAATATAACTCAAAATCCTCAAAGTAAAGCATATGTAGAAGAAAGATTAACTCCTTCTGAAATAAAAAAAGAAAACTTAAAAGCTGTAAACCAAATATCTAAATTAGAAAAACAATATGAAAATAGCCCTAATGATTTAATTTTAGATGAAATATTAGAATTACAAAAAAAAGTTACTGATAATAAAATATTAAATGAAAAAGTTTTAAATTCATTTGATGATGCAGAGTTTGAGCAATATGCAATTGGTAAGGTAAATGTAGCTAATGCGCGTCAAGGGTTAAAAAATATTGAAAACGCTTCTACTAGAGATTTACTTGAAAAAACTATTGAAAAACAAGAAAAAGCATTAAATAAACAATATAATGAGCAAAAAGCTATTATATTAATGTTAAACTTCGGGCCTAATGTTACTAATACAGAAGTAAAACAAAAAGTACAAGAAAGTAAAAATAAAAAAGTAT